CTTTTAAACTTTTAATTATGACAATCAAATTTAAAACCGAAGTAGAAAACGAAATTGCACTTGAACTACCATTATATTTTAAATTAATTAATGGAGTTATTCAAGATTCTTACTTTGCTATTATTAGAGAGGATTTAGGTATATCTAACTGGGGAGGCAGAGATATATTGGTAAATAGATTCCCTGAGCATATAGCCAAGCTAACACTTGATAAAGATTATCAGCAAATAACTGAAGCAGAATTTAAAACTGCATTAACCCAAACTTGTAACTATTTAATAAACTTAATATGAGCAATTTAATCAAAATTCAAAACGAACTAAAAGCACCAAAGAATCAAACGAATGCGTTTGGTAAGTACAAGTACAGAAGCTGCGAGGATATTCTTGAAGCAGTAAAGCCTTTACTTTTAAAGTATAATTGTCAGCTAATAATCAGCGATTCAATTAAAGAAGCAGGTGGAGTTATTTACTGCGAAAGTAGAATAGTATTCACGGATGGTATAGAAAACTATTATGTAACTGCTTGTGCAGGTATTGAGCCAAACCGTAAAGGAATGGACATTGCACAAAGTTTCGGAGCATCCAGTAGTTATGCTAGAAAGTATGCGCTTAATGGTTTGTTTTTAATTGATGATACTAAGGATGCAGATGCTACAAATGACCACGGAAAAGCTGAAAAACCTTTTATGACAGACCATCAAATGATTTCTTTAGTTGCTAGGTATAACGAAGGCGAGAGGGATGTATTTGAGAAAGCAAAAGCGCACTTAGTTTTAAGAGATAAAGATTTATTAACCATTAAAGCAATGAAATAATGATTGAGCAATATTCAACAGAGTGGTTTACTCAAAGGATGGGTAAAATCACAAGTTCAACGATTTACAATTTAATGATTGAACCCAAGTTAAAGTCTGAAGCTGGTAATTTAGCAGCAACTACTAAAGATTATTTAACCTCAAAACTAGCTGAAAGGCTTACAGGAGTGCAAAGAGAATTTACTTCTAATGCAACTAATCACGGACTAGAATTAGAGAACGAAGCCATTAAATTTTATGAAGGTAAGACCGGTTCAACCGTAAAGTCAGGCGGTTATATTGAAATGATTAATGGATTGTATGGTGGCACACCTGATGGCTTAATAGAAGGTGGTGGTATTATACAGGTTAAATGCCCTTACAACTATACGAATCATATTAACAATGGATTAATCGAAGGTCAAGAATATTTTAAGAAAAACTACAAACAGTACTATTGGCAATGTCAAAGCGATATGATGATAACAGAAAGTGAGTTTTGCGATTTTGTTTCCTATTGCCCTGAGATAGCAGATAACCTTAAAATGTTTATTTTTAGGATTGAGGCTAATATTGAAGATATGCAATTACTTTTATCTAAGATTAATCAAGCAGGAGAATTTATGAATAACCTTTATAACCAATTAACGAATGAACGATAATTTAAAAAGTATTTTAAAATACATCCAAATTTATACTAATTGCACCGATTATGATTTAGGTAAAATTGCTTTATTATTTGATAGATATCCTTTAGATAGAGTTAAAATAAAAGTAGTTGAGAAAGAAAAAAAGGTATTTATTAAAGGAAAAAATGATTTAGATTATTGGACAATTAATTATTTAAAAGAAAATAATATAACTTACGAGCAATTAACAGAAAACAATCGTAAATACGAAACTGTTAAGCGTAGGGTAGAATTTTCAAAAGCAGCTAGAGAAAATGGATTTATTTTAACCGATATTGGAAGAAAATTAAAAATGCACCATTCCAGTATCATTCACTTAGTCAACCACTTTAAACCATAAAAAAATGACAACACCAACAAATCAGAATGCAGAAGTATTAAATTTGCTTCTAACTGAAAAAAGACAAACAAGTTTAAACCTTGTAATGAACGGTATTTTAAACCCAACTGCCAGGATAACCAACCTAAGAAAGATGGGAGTAAATATCATTTGCGATTTAATCAAGCACACCAATAAGTTTGGCAGAACTATTCATTATGGAGAATTCTCTATTTTGAATAAAAAAGATGCTAGAAAAATTTACACAGAAATTAATTAATTAACTTGGGGTGGTTAATCGCCACCCCTTAAATTTAACTTATGATTAACATTAAAAAAGATATTTTAGAGTATAGAATAAATAATTCAGCAAAGATTTTTTATATTTACCTTGAGCATACAAAAAGGTTTAACAAATCTAATGCCTATTATGCAGATGCTTTTGAAGTATCAACTATGACGGTAAACAACTGGATAAATGAATTAAAAGATACAGGGCTAATAGAAATAATATTTGAGGATAACAAACGTAAAATCTTAATAAATGAATAAATCATACTACTTTAGCCACGATTATAATTCTGCAAATGATGTTAAAATCTTATTCCTCAGGCAGCAGTTAGGAATGGAGGGTTATGGTATTTATTGGTTTTTAGTTGAGAACCTTGCTCAAGCAGGTGGAATCCTACCTTTAAATATTACTCCAGTTCTAGCGATGCAGATGCAAACAAACGAGGTTAAAGTTAAGGCAGTTATTGAAGAATTTAATTTATTTACTATTGCAGAAGATGGTTTCTTTTCCAGGAGATTAAATGACCATTTAGGACTAAGAAAAAAACTTAGCGATAAAGGTAAAATTGGAGCAGCTTTACGTTGGAAAAATGGGGGGGCTATTACCCTCCCTAATGGGGAGGCTTATGCAAAGAAAGAAAGTAAAGAAATAAATAAAGGGGATTTTTTAACAAAAATAGTTCTTTAATACAATTTTAGTTATCAAATGAGTATAAGTATTATTTAAACGCATTTTAAGATATCAAGGTTTGATTTAAAATAACTTTTGAGGGAATCTATCACGAATACATTAACCAACCTAAAAACAGGCTTAAAATGGCTAAAACACCACCAAACAACAAAGATGTCGAAGATAGGATTCTTGGAGTACTTTTGATTGAACAGAATTCAGTTCATACATATATAGCTAAAATTACAAGTGAATTCTTTTACCAAACTAAAAACCAATTAATCTTTAAAGCAATACAGGGATTGTATGATAAAATGAGTGCTATTGATATAGTAACTGTATCTCAATACTTGACTAATAAAAAAGAAATGGACTTAGTAGGCGGTGCTTATGAGATAGTAAAGTTAACTAATAATGTAACTGGCAGCAGTTCAATGAATGATTGGATATTAATACTTCAGCAATGTTATTTACAAAGAAAAGGAATAGTAATAGGTCAGGAATTAATTAATGATTCTTATCAAGGCGAGATTGAAAACCATTTAAATAATGCTTCAACTAAGATTTTAAATGCACAGGAAAGCATTTATAAAAATAGTGAGAAAGGGATGGCGCATTACATAATGAGTCTAGCTAAAGAAAGAGATGCAGTAATTGAAAATGGGCAAATAGGAATTGATACAGGATGGCAGAGTTTAAATAAATATATTAGCGGTTGGGTTAATCCTGATTTAATTATTTTAGCAGCAAGACCTGCACAAGGAAAGACTGCTTTTATGTTAAATGCAATACTAAATGTTTTAAAACAAGATAAGCCAGTAGGCATATTTAGTTTAGAAATGAGTGGGGAACAATTAGTTAACAGGTTAATTAGTTTAGATTCAGGAATTGCACATCATTTACTTAGAAATAATAATCTTACAGAAGCACATAAATTTATGCTGATGGCTTCTGAAGATAGGTTACAAAAAGCAAAATTATACATTGATGATACACCAAGTTTAAACATTAGAGACCTAAGAAGCAAGGCAGCGATATTAAAAAGAAAATACCAAATTGAATTCTTATGCGTTGATTATCTGCAACTTATGAGCGGAGTAGATAGGAAAGGTAACAGGGAAAGCGAGATTGCAGAAATTAGTCGAGGATGCAAAATAATAGCAAAGGAATTAAATATTCCAGTACTTGCATTATCTCAATTAAGCAGAGCAGTTGAAAGCAGGAATGATAAGATGCCACAGTTATCTGACCTTAGAGAAAGCGGTGGTATAGAGCAAGATGCTGATTCGGTTATCTTTTTAATGCGACCTGAGACCTACGGAATTAGAGAAATAGAAGTTGATGGAATGACACACAATGCAGAAGGTAAATGTATAGTTAAGATAGCTAAAAATAGGCACGGAAGTTTAAAAAACATACCATTCCAATTTATAGGCGAAAGAATGGAATTTAAAGAAATGATATTATGATGACGATAATTCGAAATATTTCCGACATAAACAATATTTTATGACAAAGTCGGTATTAAAATAGTGCCAAATTAAGAAGTTATACTGCGCATATTGTAACATTATTAAACTTTATTTTTTATAATAGCTTACATATTATGAATTATTTGCTTTACATTTTGCATGAATTTTTCTAAATATTGATTAATAAAAAAACAAATATGAATGAGTAACGAGTCATTAAAGTCACAAATTTATCGATATGTGTGACATATAAGACACATTATAAAGTGCAATATCTTGCATTATTGCACATACAAAAGTGCATAATACAATTTATTGTACCCAAAAGTGCATTAAGCGACACTTTAAGCGACATAAAAATTAGGTGCAAAAGAATATAAATAGGCGCAAATAAACAAAATATATTTAAAAACATATAAATTATGACACTTAAAGAAAAAGCAGAAGAACTATTTGATAAAATGTTATACAATGATGGAGATAAATACCACTATTGCAGCCATTATGTAGGTAAAAACTGTGCTTTAATAGCAGTTGACGAAGTATTAAAATATTCTAAAGCACACGGATTTATTGGTTTAACAGATGAATATTTAGAAATTAAAAAAGAAATAGAAAAATTATGAAAACAGCAGTAGAAATATTAATTGAAAAATTAGAAGGAACTTTGGTTCAGGCAGTTTATGAAAGACTAGAGAACGAAGGCATCCTTACAAAAGCGTTGCAATTAGAAAGAGACCAAATACAAGAGGCATTTAACGAAGGTTTAAATAATAAAATTGAATATGATGGTCAAGCAAAGGATTATTTTATAGAAAAATATATTTTAGATAACGATTAAATAAAAAATTATGAAAACAGCAATGCAAGAATTAATGCAATGGATGGAAAAAAATGAATTTATGGTTAACAAAGGGTTTATTGAAAAAATAAATGAATGTCTTGAAAAAGAAAAAGAGCAGATAATAAATGCTTACGAAGATGGCAAAGAAAATCAAAGGGATAGTATTACAAATATTTACAATTATATAATAGGAGAATTTTACTACAACCAAACCTATAATTTATGACCGACATATGTAAATGCAAGGGAGAAATAGGAGCAATCATTTGCCCTTATAAAGAAAATTGCTACAGATATACTGCAAAAGCAGATGAACTATATCAGAGTTACTTTATGGAATTACCTTTAAAAGATGGTAAATGCGATTATTACTGGGGCGATGATGGAGAAAAGATATGGAGTACTAAACAAACATAGTATTGATAACTTTTTTATAAATGTGAATAACTTTATTTTAATTTTATTTTATGTTAGAGAAAGACTTACACAGGTTAGTTTGCGACTACATACGTAAAATCTACCCATACGTTATATTCAGGACTGACTTTAGTTCAGGAATGAGAATGAGTATAGGGATGGCAAAGCGACACAAAGCGCTCCAGTATTCAAACGCTTATCCTGATTTATTTATTGCTGAGCCTAAAGGAAACTATGCAGGACTATTTATTGAATTAAAAACAGTTAATAACATAGTATTTAAAAAAGATGGCACAATGCGAAAGAATGAACACCATCAAGAACAAGAGGTAATGATGATGAAGCTAAGGGGCAAGGGATATAAGGCAGAATTTGGACAAGGATTTGGACATACAATTAAAATCATAAACGAATATTTAAACCAATAAAAACTAAAATAATGAGCAACGAAAAAAAACAAGCAATCAGATTAGGAAGCGGTAAAAAGATTAATGAAACTTTCCTAAGTTCAAGCCTATGTATTACAGATGCACTAGAGCATTCATACGAATACAATGGTAAGAGATATGTTAAAGTTAATATTAATATTTATGCAGAACCTGACCAGTTTGGTAAAAATGTAAAAATAACTTTGAATGATTTTGAACCTAAATCAAAGGTAGAGACTAACCCAATTAATATAAACACCAAAAGCGACCTCCCGTTTTAATGAAAAAATATACCAAAGAGTATTTTAAGTATTTTGGATATGGTATAGAAGATTTTGTTCCTTGTGAGGTATGCGGTAGTAAAGCGGTTGACATTGCGCATATAGTAGCACAATCTAAATTTGGCAGTAAAAGAAAGGATGAGCAAGATTTAATAACTAACATTGCCGCACTTTGTCGAACTTGTCATTATGACTATGATTTTAAAAATAAATGGACGGTTGAAGAAATGACTGAAATACATTTAAACTTTTTAAAGAAAAATAAAATATGAAGTTATTAGACGAGATTAATGCAGACTTACAAAAGCGCATTGACAAAGGAATTAAAACCTACGGAACTACTTTAGACAATGCAGATTTAAACAACTTACAATTATTAAATCATTTATACGAGGAATTACTCGATTCAGTATTTTATATTAAAAAATTAATCAATGATAAAAGTTAAGGTAGATAAAGTAAAAAGCAATCCAAAGAATCCTAGATTAATAAAGGATGAGAAGTTTAAAAAACTTGTAAAGTCTATTAAGGATTTCCCTGAAATGGAATCAGTACGACCTATTGTAGTTAATAAAGATATGGTTATACTTGGCGGTAATATGCGTTATAAAGCTATGATTGAATGCGGATATAAAGAAGTTAACGTTGAGGTAGTTGATTGGTCCGAACAAAAGCAAAACGAATTTATTATTAAAGACAATGTAGGATTTGGAGAATGGGAGTGGGAAATGGTTGCTAATGAATGGGATGAGATTGAATTAAAGGATTGGGGATTGGACTTACCTATGTTTGCAGCACCGGTAGACTATTCAATTTTAGATGGTGAAGACTTATCCTCAGAAATAAATGATATGATTAACGGAGTAAAAAAAGCCATACAAATAGAATTTGAAGCAGAACATTACGAACAGGCTTTTGAATTAGTTAAGTTTTGGAGAGACCAGAAAGCATATGTTGGAGGTATGATTATGGAATACCTAAAAGCAGAAAAGGAAAAGATATGAAGGTATTTACATTTTATTATAATAGATATGAAACTGCAACTACCAGCATACAATTAAATAATAATGGTATTGAACATTTCGTATTATTACATAATGAAAATGATTTACAAAAATTTAATAAACATAATACAATTAAAGGGAAACCAATAATCACAAATGAATCAAAGGGTTTGGCATACCAAAGGAATAAGGCTTTAGAAATGGTTGATACAGATGAATGGTGTGTATTTATGTGTGATGATTTTATTAGGATAAGGTCTTTACCAAAAGAATGGATAATAAGTAAAACAAATAATTTACCAATTAATTTTAATAATCAAAATAAATTTAGATTAAATACTTCAAACGATATTTCGTTAAAGCAAATGTTTGAATTGTTTCCGTACTTAATTAAATTAGCTGATAAAAATAATATTAGATTAATTGGTTTTGGATTACACGACAATCCAATGAACTTAAAAAACAAATTTTCGCACAGGGGTTTAGCTGATGGAAGGTTTTGGTTAATAAAAAAAAGCGATTATGTATTTGATTTAAATGCACAGTTAATTGATGATGTCGCTTGGACTGCTGAAAACTTAGTTAGGCATAACAACGTATTGATATTAAATTGGCTTGTTCCATATTTTAAAAGATATTCGAGTGGTGGTTTTGGTTCAACTGAAGAAAGGAAAACACAGAGAAAAAAAGAATGCAATTATTTAGCAAACAAGTATAATCCGTTAGTTAAAGTTGCAAAAAAACCTAATTGGGAATACGGTACTCATATAAGGTTATACGCAACTGATAATAACATTATAAAAGCAAAAAACAATTTAATTAAATGGTAAAAATAGATTTAATAAAAATACCAAACAATACAAAAATAGGAGATTCCTGTGAATTTATAGAACCTAATATAACTGATGATTGTATATTTTACGATGATGGTGAACCTATAGGTTTTTATATGAAACAAATGCCGGAAAAAATGCGCAAACTGGCAGACTTAGCAAATGTTGAGTTACTATCAAAAAATGTTCCAAAAACAGAAATGCAAAGACCAAAAATGTTAGGATTTGATAAAAATGGTAAAGGCATAATTGATAGGAGTTGCAAGCAATTTAGTACTATCATTGGAAGTGTAGCACCTAAGCCACATATGAGGAGAAATTATGGCAGCCAAAGTTCTGTACATTCGGTTAAAACTGCGCAAACATTTATTAAAGCAATGTTCTTATTAGCTAAGGAAAGCGAAAACCTAATAAAAGAAATACTTCCTAAGCAGTACGAAATGCAAATTGAAATGTTTACTGATGTAAAAGACAAATGGAAGTTTGCTAATTTATTTACAAGTTCAATTTCTAACTTTAATATTTCAGCACCATTTCATCGGGACACAGGTAATATTCAAAACTGTGTAAACGTTATAATTTGCAAAAGGTTAAACAGTAAAGGCGGAGATTTGCATATTCCAGATTATAATGCAACTATTGGACAAGTAGATAATTCTATACTGGTATATCCTGCTTGGAGAAATGTTCACGGAGTTACTCCAATTATACCAACCTTTGAAGGAGGTTATCGTAATTCACTTATTTTTTATCCGCTTAAAGCATTTAAAGGTTTAGACTAATGAATAAGTGTAACGATATAGTACTGGAGATATACAACCATCCTGACCTTATAAAAGCGATAAGCAAAACAAAGCCTGAATCAATACAAGATGATTTAAGACAAGAAATAGCGGTTAGCCTACTACTTCAGCCTTGTGATAAGATAAGTGCTTTATTCGCCTCTAATAACTTATTAAGGTATGCAATTAAGATATGTTGGTTTATGGCAACCTCTAAGACAAGTGAGTTTTATTATAAGTATAAAAAAAGTGATTTATTAAAGGCAGTTGAGTATTTTAATAGTCAATTAGATTTACCGATTATTCCTGAGAGTTTAGCAGAAGAGGCAACAAAAGCGCTCACAAAAAATAATATAGACATAGAAACAGACCACGAAATAAGAATATTTAATAAATATGTAGAACTAGGTAGTAATAGAAAAGTAGCAGAATATTACGGAATACCAGTTAACCACGTTTGCAATATTACTAACAAAGTAAAAAAAGAATTAAAATGTATTTTACTACAATGATAACTACAATAGCAGCATTTACCTTTGCTTATTATTTTATTAATGTATTTAATGGGCATATCATACTAAAGCGCATATTCAAAATACCTTTAATTAAAAGATTAAGACCCTTTGATTGTATCCAATGCCTAACGGTATGGAGTGCTGTATTATTTACATTTTTACCAATACATACAGTAGAACTAATAGCAATAATATTCGGAGCAGGATTTATATCAATTAAGATTAAATGAACATAATCGGAGTAACACATAAAGAATCAGGTTGCGGATATCATAGAGTAATGTTACCACTTGCTTTTATGAACGATATTAAAGGCTATGTAACCAATTATATAACAGAAGATAAGACCGATGATTGGGATATTTTACTGTATAATAGGATATGCCAATACGATTTAAATTGGAAGAAAACTAAGGAATTACTTGGATGTCAAGTAGTTATGGATATAGATGACCATTGGCAATTACCAGTTAATCATCTTTATTATAACACTTACCAAGATATAGCTGAAAGGATTGAAAGAAATTTAATGCAGGCTGATTTAGTTACGGTTACCAATTCTAATTTATTGAATAAAGTAAAGCAGTTTAACGATAACGTAGTTGTAATGCCTAATGCCTTACCCTATGGATTGAATCAGTTTAAAGATACTAGAGTTAAATCTGATAAGGTAAGATTGTTTTGGTGTGGGAGCATAAGCCACGATAACGATATTAAGATTCTAAAAGAGCCGTTAAAAAGGTTACAAGGTAGAAAGGATATTCAAATGGTAATGGGTGGATATAACGATAGCGATGCTTATACTAAGTCAATATGGGATAAAATGTTCTCTATGTTTACTGGTAATTTGCCATCAATCAAATTACATTCAGCTAGTCCTACTCAGTATATGGATATGTATAACTATGCTGATATTGTATTAATACCTTTAGAAGATTCAGAATGGCACGCTTGCAAAAGCAATTTAAAAATATTAGAAGCAGCAGCAAAAAGATTGCCGGTCATTTGTTCAAACGTAGCACCTTATAATATGGATGTAGATGCACCTGTATTATGGGTAAACAATCAAAAGGACTGGTTCAGGTATATTAATTTATTAACTAACAACCCAAGTCTAAGGGAAAATTTAGGCAACGAACTATATGCGTGGGCGTCCAAAAAATACAACTTCACCGAAATTAATCAACAACGATACGATGCCTACAAAAGCATTATTAGTTGAAAAAGAAACAAATGTAATATTTGATAAGCACAGGCATTACTACGACTTCTACCATAGGACAGGAGAGATAGTAAACTTTCATCACGACGTACAAATAGAACTACTAAATGAATATCGTAGAGTAAAGGATGCTTATTATCATTATAACAATAATTGTAATGTTTGCGTAATTGATTTTTTAAACCTAATATATAGATGGTATGATAACAACTAAAGAATTCCTAGAAAAAGAATTAGAATGGGGTATTAGTTTTGCTAATCCTGGTTTTAAGAACTTAGCATTAGTAACTGCTAAACAATTTACAGACTTACCAATTAAAACAGTAATGGACTTTGGTGCAGGTACTGGAGTTTACTCCGATGCCTTTCATAATGAGGGGTATGAAACCTTTGTTTATGAAATATGGGATGAGCATCAAGTTTATATTAAAGAGAATGCGCCACATCTTAATATCATTGATAAGCCAATTACAACCGATTTAATGGCATTTATTGAAGTAGCGGAGCATATGACCGATAAAGAGATTCTAAGCCTATTTAAGAGCGTTAAACCTACTTATGTATTATTTAGTTCAACGAGTGAGAAAACGGACTACGATGAACAATGGGGGCATATAAACGTAAAGCAACAAGCCGAATGGATAGCAATGTTTAAAAAATTGGGTTATGAATTAGATAGGCATTTATTTGCCCCTACATCTTGGAGTAAATTATTTAAACTATGTCTTTAGAGAAACAACCACACGGTGGATATTTAAATAGATATGAGAAAGGTGCAGCTTGGAAAGGTAACCGTAATGGCAGACCAAGAAAGTATATCACCGAACTTGCACCACACGGGTATAAGAATGCTCAGGTAATGGATTGCATTCAGGTATTAATGGCAATGACTGTTGATGAGCTAAAAGCGGTATGGGATAATAAAGAAAGCACAATATTAGAAAAGACTTTGGCTAATGCTTTAATTAAGTCAATGGCTAAAGGTTCTTTATATTCAGTTGACACTTTACTATCAAGGGTTTATGGTAAACCAAAAGAAACTACTGCAGTAACACAGGATTCCAAAATAGAAGTAGTATTTGTTAAGGGCAAAACAATATTATGATTTTAGAGTTACCAGAAGCGCATATTAATCAAACTAAGATACTCGAATCAAATGCAAGGTTTAGAGTTGTTATGTGTGGAAGGAGATTTGGTAAGTCAGAACTATCTCAAGTTGAGATTATAAGCAATGCCATTTTAGGTATGAAGGTTGCCTATATTACACCTACCTATAAACTAGCCAAAACATTCTTTGAGAAACTTACTCAATGCGTACCTTTTGAAAATAACAAAAGCGATTTAACTATTCACTTTCCCAATATGGGAACTGTAGAATTCTTTACAGGAGAAAGATTAGATAACCTAAGAGGTCGAAAATTTCATTTAGTTGTTATTGATGAAGCTAGTTTTATATCAGACTTACAAGATGGGTGGCTAAATTCAATTAGACCTACACTAACAGATTATCAAGGTAGAGCGTTATTCCTATCTACACCTAGAGGAAAGAATTATTTTTATTCTCTTTATATGAAAGGTGGGCAAAGAGATTGGGAAAGTTTTAAGTTCACTACATACGATAACCCTTATATTAAGACTTCAGAGATTAACGATGCAAAAGCGCAATTACCTAGTTCAGTATTTGAGCAGGAATATATGGCTAACCCAATGGAGAATGCAGCCAATCCCTTTGGTGCTGAACACATTACAAAGTGTACTTGCTATTTAAGTTCAAACGAAGCAATGTATTATGGTATAGATTTGGCAAAGTCATTTGACTGGACTGTTATTATAGGACTAGATAGCGAAGGTAAGGTTTGCCACTTTGAAAGATTTCAAAAGGATTGGTTACAAACTAAAGAAACTATTAAACAGATACGAAAGCATAAACATATTTTTATTGATAGTACAGGAGTAGGCGATGCAATAGTTGAAGACCTACAAAAGTACTTTAATGATATGACAGGTTTTAAATACACTTCAACCAGTAAGCAGCAGTTAATGGAAAGTCTTGCTTCATCAATCCATAAAAAAGAAATTGGATTCCCAGAAGGACCAATTAAAGACGAATTAGAAATATTTGAATATCTATTTACTTCAACAGGAGTAAGGTATTCTGCACCATCAGGCTTTCACGATGACTGTGTAAATGCTTTGGCTTTAGCTAATAAATGCCGGATTGAGAACAGAGGAAGCGGTCAATATCACTTCATTTAATTACATTTTTCAAAAACTTATATAATAGATTATGACAATTAAGCAATTTCAAGAGTTGTACTATGTGGCTACTTCCGAAGATTTGGACTTTGATAAGTCAATTAAAATGGTGGGAATAGTTACAGGCAAAACACCTGAACAAGTAGAAAGGATGTCAATGATAAAGTTTAATTTCTTATGCGGTATGGTACATAGACAATTTAAAATATTTGAAAAGGATTTACTAAAGGGTAAACCTAAAAAGATTGTAAGAGTAGGAAAGCGATTTTATAGAATTAACTATGATGTAACAAAATGTAAATCAAGCACTTATGTAGAGGTATCAACCTTTAGTACTGAGGTAATTCAGAACTTGCATAAGATAATGGCTTCAATAGTTACACCTATTAAATTTAAATGGGGTAAATGGGTAGAACACGAAGAACTAGCAAGTGATTTAGAACAGATGGATTTTGAGGTTGCATATCACGCAGCGGTTTTTTTTTACACTTTATTCAACGCATCAATGCAGGTTATCCAGCCTTATTTGGTAAACGAGATGATAAAGAAAGGGATAGCGAAGGAGAAAGCGGAGGAGATACTGATGAATTCACAAAGCATTTTGGATGGCTTTACAATGCCAAGATGGTCGCAGACTTCGAAGGAATACCTGTTGAATCGGTTTGGAATTTAAAAGTAATTCATTTTTTAAATGACCTACTTTATTTAAAATTAAAAATAGAAAATGAGCATAGGCAAAAGTCAAATTGACGCTTTAATTAAAGGTAAATTAGGTAAAACAGATTTCTCTATTGAGGATACTGCTAATTTAGATTTAAATAATCCGACATTGGCATTGTTTTTTGAATATGCTAAAATATTTCAAGAAGAAGTTAGGGAGCAAATTAAAAATAAAAATATAACTTCTAGCGGTAAACTTGCAGACAATATTGATGTAGTTGCAAATGAGAAAGGTACAGGCATTTACATTAGTATGATTGATTATTATGATTTTGTAAATAAGGGAGTTAAGGGTGTTAATAGTAGTAAGAATGCACCGAGCAGTCCGTATCAATATAAAACATACGGAATGCCTGAAACTGCAAGAAAGGGATTAAAGGAATATATCAATAGTGGTAAAGCAAGTATAAGAGTAGTAAATACAAAAAAAACAACAATAGGAGCAGAGCAAAAGAAAGAATCATTAATAGATTTAAAGGTTAATCAATTAGTTTATAATATTAAAAAGTACGGTATAAAAACAACAAGTTATTTAGATAATGCTTTGAATGAGGTATTACCTAAACTAAATGAAGATATGCTTAATTTAATAGGAAGAACAATAGTAATACAAATAGGGCAACCTAAAAAGAAAAAGAAATGAGTATAACAATTAATTCAAATCCTCCAAGTGGTTCAACTGCACAGGATGATTTATGGCACGTAGCAACAAGTACTGCATCGGCTTCAACAGATATGAAATATATATTTGAGGTTTATGTAGGTGGTAGTAAAAAATTATCAGTAAGACAATTCCCTGAGCCATCTAATGGAAAGGGATATTTTAATGCAGGTGCAACTGTACGTAATTCAATTACATTTAACTGGTTTGAACCATTGGGGACTGCTTATGTTTACCAACCTAATGTAAGCGGAGAAATGGGTGTACAATATGAGATAAGAGTAGGGGATGAAGTAAACGGAGTAGCAGCACTAAATCAAGCCTCTGCAACTACACAGGTATTTAATTACATTGCTCCTTTGTTTAAACGTAGAACAATAGGTATATCGGCTAAATTAAATAAATGGTTAACCAATAGACCAAACTATGCTAACACAAAACTAGGAGAAAATCTATATATACCATTTTACACCAATACAAGTTTAAATTTAAAATGCTCTACTTATAACGAATCAAACAACCTTATAGCAACTGCATCAGGAAGTACCACTGCAGTTACTAATGGTTTTGTTCAAATGAATATAGGCAGCAGCGCAATATCAACTAACTTAGGAATAACGATTGACGATAGTGTTAAATACTATGAAGTTTGGTTTAATAGCTTTGATAAAATAAGAGTTAACGTAGTTTGCAATCCTAAGTACGAACCTATTAATATTCATTTTATGAATGCTTGGGGAATGTGGGATAGTGAAAGGTTTGATTTAGTAAGTAAATTGAATATGAATGTAGAACGTAAAGCATACGAGCAAAGAGATTATAGGTTTAACGGTAATTCAGTAGACTACAAAAGCGCATCTAATAGATATTATGAAGGTGCAACTAATTATAGTAATAAGGCAACCTATACCTATAAACTTACTGCAGATGCCTTAACGGATGATGAATATACTTGGATGGCAGATATTATAACAAGTCCACAAATATTGATGGAAATAGACGGTTATTTTTATCCAGTTACATTGACAGATAATAACTATGAATTCAGCAAAAATGTATTTAACAAATTAAAGCCATTGGAACTGACATTTAATATGAATCAAACTAGATACTCACAATTAAGATAATGACAAGAATATTCCTAGAAAACTTTGAGTTAGATATTGATAAGGGTTTGAGTAATCAAATAACCTTTTCGGTAAGTGATTTAAAAAACATTGATAGCAAAACAACGGCATTTAGTAAGACTATTATATTGCCAGGGACTGCTACTAACAATAATTTGTTGGGTAATATATTTGAGTTTAATAATGCAAACTTTACCAATAATTCTTCTGCAAACGTAGGGTATAACTTTAATGCAAGTAAGACTGCTAAATGTTCTATTGAAGTAGACAGAATGACGGTTATTAAAGGAGTTTTTAAATTGCTTGAAATAATAGTTGACGGAAAGAATGTAGAATATGAATGTAGTGTTATAGGAGAATTAGGTGGATTCTCAATGAAGCTAGGAGCAAAGAAATTAGAAGAGTTAGATTTTAGTGCTTACAATCATACGTATAGCTACCAAAACATTGTAGCAAGTTGGGATAACTATCAAGGTGGAGCAGGTTATTATTACCCTCATATTGATTATGGTTTATATTCTACAAATAAGCACGATTGGGATTATCAAACATTCAGACCGGCTTTATTTGTTAAACAATACCTAGAGAAAATATTTGCAGCAGCAGGTTACACATATGACATTACTTGGAGTAATGGTTTTGAGGTTGATAGATTTAAAACATTAATTATTCCTTTTAACAAAAAGAGATTAACTAAATCAGGAACACAACAAGTAGGATGTACACCTCAAGCAACTACTGGTTGTATTGACCAAGCTACACCAATGCCTATTCAATGGCAAAACTTTAGCGGAACAAACTGGACTATTAATGGTGGAACTACAGGTAGTGTTTTTACTTATACAGGACTTGACCCTACAACAGTAACGTTTACAGTAGATTTAAACTTTACTGCTTCCACAACTAATACACCAGTTAATAATGGTATTTATATAGAAACTTTAAAGAATGGAGTTGTAATAACTTCATCGATAAAATTCATTCCACCATTCTCGGGAACTGTGGCTGATTTCTATGTTGTAAATTTAGTAGATGAGCCTATTGTTACAGGAGATTATTTTTCAGTACAAGCAAGAGCAGATGATACAGGTATGTGCTATGATAGTTTAATTAATCAAACAGGTTCAGTAAGTATTAGTTCAGATATTCCTATTATATTAAATGTAAACTTAGGAGATACTGTTTCTTTAAACGATTGCATACCACCAAACATTTTACAAAAGGATTTCTTTGCTTCTATTTTAAAGTTATTTAATCTTTATGTAGATGAAAATAGGTTTGAAGAAAAGCATTTGATTATCAAGCCATACACAAGTTATTATGATGGTACTGTAGAAGATTGGAGTGCTAAAATAGACAGAAGTAAACCGATAAGAATCAAGCCTATGTCAGAATTAAATAGTCGTTATTATTCTTTTAAATACAAAGATGATAGTGATTATTGGAATGAGTTATATAGAAAGAGATACAATGAAGGATATGGTAGCAGAATATTTGATAGTGAGTATGAATTCTCAAAAGAGACGGAAAGCGTAGAAATTATATTTTCTCCAACCGTATTAGTAAGTATAACGGATGAGGATAAAGTTTATAGCACTATCTATAAATTTACAAATAGCCTAGAAGAAAGAATTGATAGTAATATCAGAATATTACAAGCAAGAAAAATAACAGGTGTTTCAAGTTGGCAATTAAAAGAAGGTTCAACTACCTTAACTACATTAACCGTTTATGGTTATGCAGGGCATTTTAATAGTCCTGTTACAGTAGGTAATGATTTAAACTTTGGAGCAACTAGAGAATTGTTTTATTCATTAGCAGGTGGATTATTAAATCAAAATCAATTTAATATTTATTACAGTCCTTATATGGCTGAGATAACAGATAAGAATAGCAGGTTGTTAAATTGTAATGTTAAGCTAACTGATACGGATATATTTAATTTAAGTTTTGCATCTTTTAAATACATAGATGGTGGATTATATAGATTAATTAAATTAACAGACTACGTACCAGAATCGAATGAAACAATAAAAGCGGAATTTTTAAGGGTAATAAATAAAGAATATTAAGATGGCAAAACAAGTAATAGCATTTGAGATAACTTCCGATTCAAAACAAGCAGAGGCATCGGTAGGTAGTTTTAAAAAACAATTAAGGGAAGCTAATAATGAGTTGCTTAATATGTCGTCTCAATTCGGAGAGACATCTAAAGAGGCAATTAATGCAGCAAAGAAAGTAGCCGGTCTTAAAGATGCTATTGGCGATGCAAAAGCATTAGCTGAAACATTTAACCCTGATAAAAAGTTTGTTGCTTTAGGAGGTGCTTTACAAGGTGCTACTGCAGGATTTAGCGCATTACAAGGAGCGATAGGTTTATTCGGAGAGGAAAATAAAGATTTAGAAAAAACTTTATTAAAAGTTCAAAGTGCAATGGCTTTGCAGCAAGGGATTAGCGGAGTTGCAGGCGCAATGGATTCATTTAAATTATTAGGTAATCAAGTAAAGGGTAGTCTAGTAAATGCGTTTACTACATTAAAAGGTGCTATTATAGGAACAGGTATAGGCTTATTGGTTGTTGGAATAGGTTTATTAGTAGCAAACTTTGAAAAGGTTAAAGAGGTAATGCTTAATCTAATTCCTGGTCTTGGTAAGGTAGCTGATTTCTTTGGAAATATGATTGAAGCGATTACAGATTTCGTAGGTGCTACAAGTCAAGCTGAAAGGGAATTACAAAAGTTAAATGATAGAACAAATGAAAGGAATGCAACTATAGACCAACAAATGAAAGTTCTTGGTGCTATGGGAAACCAAGAAGCTGCAATATATAAACTAAAGCAAGAAAGGGCTGAAGGGGAAGTTGAAATGTTATTAGCAAAAACAAAAAGAACAAAAGAAGAAGATGCTAAATTAATAGAATTAAATACACAAAGAACAGTAAATGAAATTGAAAATACTAAAAGAATTGAAAAGGCAAATGAAGATGCAGCAAAAAAATCAAAAGAATTAAGAGATAAAGCTGCAAAAGAAAGAAAAGAAGCAGAGGAAAAAAGAATTAAAGATTCTGATGCAAGTATTGAAGCAGTAAGAAAGCAAACGGCTTTAGACATAGAAAATGCAGCTAAACAAATAAAAGAGCAAGAACAGTTAAACGAAAGAGAAGCATTTTTTGCAAAAACAAAAGTAACTATTAACCAAGATGCAGCCAACGCAATAAAAGCACAAACACAATTAACCGAATTACAAAAATCAGATATTTTAAAAAATTCTTTAGATGAAGATTTAAAAAATGCAGAAATATTAAAAGATGCTAAAATAAAAGCTACAGTTGATACTTTAAATATTGTTAGTGATATTTTAGGCAAAGAAAGTGCAGCAGGTAAAGCAGTTGCAATAGCTAGTGCATTAATAAATACTTATTTAGGTATTTCTGCAGGTGTTAAATTAGGATTCCCTGCAGCTATTCCGGCAGTATTGGCAGCATCGGTAACAGGTTTTAAAGCCGTTAAAAGTATTATGGCTACTAAGTTACCAGGAAAGGCAAGTGGCGGTGCTAGTGCAGGCGGTTCAATGTCAGCACCATCTTTATCAAGTGCAACTGCTCCAATAACACCACAAGCGCAAACAACTACTTTATCTACTCAATCAATTAATCAAATAGGAGTAGCAACTTCAAGGGCATACGTACTAGAAACTGATGTAAGCAGTAACCAAGAAAGGTCACAAAGATTGAATAGGGCTGCTAGGATAAACTAAACAACTATTTTTAAATTATATATTATAAATATGAAATTGCCTATTTACGATTTAATTATAAATCAAGATGAGAATAATGATGCTGAAGTTTCTTTTGTGGCACTCGTTGACAGTCCTGCAATTAAAAAGGACTTTCTTGCATTTAAAGAACAAGAATTTATAGACCCAAACAAAGGGGAACAAAAAGACGAGTTTTTAAGTCGTTGTATTAGTTATGTAATTAACGAGGGTAAAGAAACAGAACAAGCAGTAGCAATATGTAATAGCTTATGGGAGCAACACTTTGAAGAGAAACCTATGGCATTTGCTATACAGTCTGAAAGTGAGCATATCATTACTGGTCCTTTAATGATTCCGCAACAATTAATCTACCGTAATTCAGAGCAATTCGGAGAACACTATGTAAAGTTTTCAGTTGATACCATCAAGCAGATAGCTATTAAGTTTAGCAAAAAGGGATATCAAAAGAACGTTAACCTAATGCACGAAGCAGATATGCAGGTTGAAGGACTTACAATGTTTGAGAGTTTTATCAGCGATTCTAAAAGAGGTATTAAACCAATGGAAGCATTTAAAGACTTACCTGATGGAACTTGGTTTGGAAGTTTCTATGTTGAGAATCCTAAAGTATGGGAGTTAATAAAAAAAGGAGAAGTTAAAGGATTTAGCGTTGAAGGTATGTTTGATTATGAAGCACCTTTGTCAGAAGATGAAAAACAATTAGCAGAATTAAGAGAAATTTTAAACAGTTTTTAAAAATCAATATAATAGTAATATGGAAGCAAAAGAAATTTTACAAAAAGTAAAGCAATATTTTAACGAATTAGCTGCTGCACCTGAAGTTGAACCAATGGCTGAAGCCACCGAATATGAATTAAAAGACGGTGGTAAGGTTATGATTGACAAATTAGAGGTAGGCGGTATTGTTATGATTGATGGAAATGCTGCATTGCCAGGAGAAGCTGAATTGGTAGACGGTACAAAAATGACTATCGGAGATAATGGTGTTATCACTGCTATTGAAGTTGTTAGCCCTGAAGCTGAACCAGTTGAAGAACCTATCGAAGAAGATATGGGAACTAAATTTGCAGCTTTTGAATCATTAACAAATGAGAAATTTGCTAGTTACGAAACTAAATTTGCAGCTTACGAAGAAAGATTTTCAGAGTATGAAGCAAAAATGAAAAAAGCAAACAAGGTAATTGATGAACTTTTGAAATTATCAACTTTATTGGTAGAAGCACCAGTACAAGCACCTGATAATTCAGTAAGAACTTCAAATGCTTTTAAAGAAGTAGAAGAGAAAAAAACACTAAATATTTTATTTAACTAAACAATTATAAAAAAATGGCATTAGCTTTTAGCGGATTATCCGCATACACTAAACAACTTGTTAAACCACTTTTGACAAGTGCAGTATTTGACGCAAAGACACAACAATTAATCTTATCAAGCGGTATCGTTATTCCGAACGTAAAAAGTTCAGTAGCTATTCCTTTGATGGAAACAGATGCAGTATTTGCTGCACAATCTTGTTCTTTCGATGCAAGTGGTACAACTACTTTCTCACAACGTACTATCACAGTAGGTAAGATTAAAGTAGAAGAGAAAATCTGTCCGAAGGATATGGAAGCGTACTTCACTCAAGAAGCGTTGAAAGCAGGTTCAACTTATGAAGATTTCGGTAATGCTGATTTCCAAAAAGCATTCTTAGATAAGAAAAACGCACGTATTGCTTCTCAATTAGAGACTGCAATTTGGCAAGGAGATGCAACAGGTGCAACTGCAAACACAAACAAATTTGACGGTTTACAAAAATTAATCGCTGCAGGTTCTCCAGTTGATGCAAACGTATCAGGTTACACAGGAATCAGTGGTTCAGCTATTGCAACTGTTAACGCTTCAAACGTTATCGCTTGTACTGAAGCTATCTACAAAGCTATCCCTGTTGCTGTATTGAGCAAAGGAGATACTAAAATCTTTGTTGGTAATGATTGGTATCGTTTATTAATCCTTGCTTACAGAGAGAAAAATATGTTCTCTTACAATCCACAAGATTCTCAAGCATCTTCATTTATCCTACCTGCAACAAACGTTGAAGTGGTAAGTGTAAATGGTTTGAACGGAACTGGTGATGCTTATGCAATCAGTCTTTCAAATATGGCTCTTGCAGTTGATTTGGTTGACGAAGAAGGTTCATACAAAATGTGGTATTCAGAAGATAACAATGACGTAAGGTATCGTGTGGAATTTAAAATCGGTGTAAACGTTGCGTTTACAAACGAGTGTGTTAAATTCGTAGCAGGAATCTAATTTTCTAACATAGAGAGGTGGTAACCCCATCTCTCTATTTAATACTTATAAATATGCCTTGTGCAATAGTTAGCGGATATACAATAGACTGTAGAGAGACCATTGGTGGTATAGATGCAGTTTTTTTCGCAGAATATGGAAATGTAACAATAAACGATGCTAGTGGTATCGTTACAGGAATTACCAAAGTAGCTGGCAAGAAATTTTACAAATTTGAAATACCTACTAAATCTAGTGCGGTTGCTGCAAGCAATCCAACAGGTTCTATTGAAAACGGTACTTTGTTTTTTGAGCAAACTTTAGATTTCCCTATCAATAAGAGAGATGCTACCACAAGAAACATCATCACTACTTTAGCTAAAAATAAAGTTGTAGCAGTTACCCTTGATAAAGATGGTACTTACAGAATGTACGGTAAAGGCGCAGGTCTATACTTAGCAGCAAGTACAGGTACAAGTGGTGCAGCAGCAGCAGATGCAAATGGTTATATGTTGAAATTTGAAGGTTCAGAAAGAGAAGATTTCTTTGAAGTAACCAACGCAGTTGGAATAGCTTTGACTACTGCAGGATAGAGTTTTTTAATTTTTAATTTATGCCCCGACCGATGAAAGTCGGGGTTTTTTTCTATGATTAATTTAACAAAAGGACTTACACAGACTATTTATTTTACGGCTACTGAGAAGGCTACCATTAGCAATCCTTACTTTTTATTTGTGTTTATCCACAGAGTAACGGGCGATGTTGTTAAATTGATGGCTACAAATCAAAGTATTACTGGTAGATACGATAGTTTTGCATTTACAGTTAATAATTATTTTAATTTAAAGGAAGAGGGATTTTGGGGTTATACAATACACCAAAAAGTAAGTTCAGGAGATTTAACAGTTAGTGGATTAGTGTTAGAAGAGGGATATATGTTTTTAAATCCTGCTACACCTTTTGAACCTACTAAATACGAAGAACAAAATAATAATTTCGTTACTTATGGATTATAAAAATATTATCACAATAAAATTCGCACAAGCGGAGCAACCACGATTTGAAGAAAAGAGGGCTAAGGGTTATGTTGAATTTGGTGGCAATAATAACTATCCTGAATATTTAATTGGTTTATTTAATGAAAGTCCAAAACACGGAGCAATCATTAAAAGTAAAACGAATTATATTTTCGGTCAAGGATGGGATGGTATTGAACAGAAGGCAAACACTAAGGGAGAAACGTGGAATCAAATTACTAAAAAATGTATTTTAGATGATGAACTTTTTGGAGGTTATTATCTACAAGTTATATATAATTTATTAGGTCAGATAAAAGATGTGTATCATCTTGAGTATCATAAAGTTAGAACTAATAAAGAGCAAAACGAATTTCAAGTTAAAAACGATTGGTCAGATAATAAAGAAAAGCCTAGACATTATCCTGCTTTTAATATTCAAGACCCAACTGCAAGTCAGGTTTTATTTGTAAAACAATATAACCCTAAGTCAGATATTTACCCTTTACCTAACTACTTTCAAGGTTTAAATTACATTGAGAGTGATGTACAAGTAAGCAGACATATATTAGGTAATGCTAAAGATGGTTTTGTTGCAACTACTTTAATTAATTTAAATGGTGGCGAACCGGCAGAGGAAGCAAAAGAGGCAGTAGAAAGAGGAATTAAAAAGAAATTCACAGGTAGTGAAGGCGATAGGGTTGTTATTATGTTTAACAAATCAAAAGATAATAGTGCTGAAATATTGCCACTATCTTCTACTATGTTAACTAAAGAGGATTTTACAAACGTAAATAATTTAATTCAACAAGAAATATTTGCCTGCCATCAGGTTACTTCGCCTTCATTGTTTGGTATTAAGACTGAGGGTCAGCTTGGCGGTTCAACAGAGATTAGAGATGCTTATAAGATATTTGCTAATACTTATGTAAACGAAAGACAACAAGCGATTGAAGAAGTATTTAATCAATTATTTGATTATGTAGGTATTAAAGGAGATTATGAATTA